TAACTCATCTTTCGCTTTTCCAGAGTTTCATCCTCATGACCGCGAGCGCCTTATTCGTTTTAAGCTCAAGTATCGTTTCTGGGGCACTTCGCTTGAAGGAACGCGTCAAGTATTCACTTACACAGAAATCTTAACTGATGATGTCATTGAAGAGTACATCAATGACGAGCTTATTGACTCTCGTCCTAACCCGCTTGGCACTATTCCAATTGTTCATATTCCAAATGTTCGTATTAGTGGTAGTCCTTGGGGTCTTTCTGATTGCAATGACATTATCAATATTAACCGCACTTACAATGAAACTGCTACGGACGTTGCTGACATTGTTAATTACCACGCAGCTCCCGTCACAATCATCATCGGTGCTAAGGCTTCTCAGCTTGAGAAAGGTGCTAACAAAGTCTGGGGAGGACTACCAAAAGACGCAAAGGTAGAGAACCTAGAAGGTGGATCTCAAGGTCTTAAAGGAGCTATGGAGTTCTTGGCTTTAATCAAGAAGTCTATGCACGAAATGATCGGTGTTCCAGAGACAGCTCTTGGACAAGCACAGCCAATTTCAAACACATCTGGTGTTGCTCTTTCTATTCAGTTCCAGCCTTTGATGAATCGCTACCACCAAAAGATCATTCAATATGCTCATGGATTAGAGCGAGTAAATGAACTAATTTTAAGAAGCCTTGCAATTAAAGAGCCAGAAACTTTTGTTTGGAAAGCTGAAGTAAACACTCCTATTAAAAGTGGTCAGCTAGACAGACTAGATCCAAATGATCCTATTACTTACCAGTCTTATGTTCACTTCCCACAACCACTCCCATTAGATAAATTGATTGCTTTGAACGAAGTTCAATCATTACTTTCATTAGGCCTTGAGTCTAAGGAAGGTGCACTTCGTACATTGGGAGAAGAGTTCCCAGCTGAAAAGCTACAAGAAATTCGTATGGAGCTTCTAGAAGACGCTAAATCAGATGGCGCACTAAAGCTACTTCAGACACAGATTGAACAAGAGATTATGCAGCTCACTGGCGGAATGGCCGGTCAACCAGGCGCAGACATGACTGCCGGTGGTGGAGCTATGACCGCTGGTGGAGGAGGCGCTTTACAGGCTGCCGGAGTTCCAAACGTTAGGTCACATGTGCTACGCCCGTAAGGGCATTCGGAAAACGACCCCTAGGATACAGAAGGATGTAAGCATGGAAAATGCAGAAACAATGGCAGTTGCTTTTGAAGCAGAGGCCGGAACAGCTCCAGTCGTAAATGTGTCGGGCGTTGACGCGCCGACTGTTACTACTACAGAAAAGGTAAATAATCAGAAGTTTTATACTGATGAAGATTTAGCCAAAGTACGTTCTCAAGAAAAAGAAAAGCTCTACCCTCAGATCGAAAGTTTGAAGGAAGAACTTCTCTCAATCAAGAAGGAAAAAGAAGAAGAAGCAGCTCGTAGAGCAGCAGACGCGGAAGCAGAAGCTGCACGAATTCGAGAAGAAGCATTAGCAGAACTTGATTCCAAGTCCTATGCAGATGCTCGACTTTCAGAGTTGCAGGAGCAGTTGGAGCGTGAGCGTGTTGAACGCGAACGAGCCTTCGCTCTACTGGAGCGGGAAAAGACTTTTGCAGACCTTCAGGCTTACCGACAAGAAGTTCTCAACCAAGAGCGCGATAACATTATTCCGGAACTAGTAGATCTCATTCAGGGTAACTCCCGTGAAGAGCTTCAGGCTAGTGTGGAAAATCTTAAGGAGCGCTCAGCAAGAATTCTTGAATCAGCGCAATCTGCAATGCAGAACGCTAGAAAAGAAATGAAGGGAACGAGTATCACTACTCCTCCCAATGGGCCACTGGAAACCAATTCGGAGCAACGTAACTTTACGCCGCAAGAAATTGCAGCAATGCCGATGAACGAATACTCAAAATACCGTAGTCGTCTCTTGAGCGAACGAGCTCAAGGAAAGACTCAAGGGCTTTTAGGCTAAACCAACAATCAAACTCAAACCCAACAAGGAGTCAATTTAAATGGCATCAGGTATTACAGGTACCGGCAATCTAGCCGCAGCACCTACAGCGTACTCAGGTACAAATACCCAGCTGACTCAAGCGATCCAGACAATTTGGTCAAAGGAAATTCTTTTCCAGGCCATGCCAATCTTGCGCTTTGAGCAGTTCGCGGTAAAGAAGACTGAACTAGGTGTTGCACCTGGTCTTCAGATCAACTTCATGCGTTACAACAACCTCGGCTTTGCAACTTCACTAGTTGAAGGTGTTCGCATGCAGACTAACGCACTCACAGCACAGCAATTCTCAATCACAGTATCTGAGCATGGATATGCTCTTGCTGTATCAGAGCTTTTGCTTAACGCTTCATTCGATGACGTAATGGCTTCAGCCTCACGTCTTCTAGGTCGTAACATGGCTATCTATCTAGATCAGCTTTCACGCGACACACTTTATGCAGCTACATCAACAATCTACGGTGAAGATCGCTCAAACCTCTCAGCAGTTAACAACTGGTATGCAGATGGTACAAAGGGAACAAGCCGCGCTTCCATGACAGGTGCATTTAACTTGACACCTAAGACAGTCAAGGACGCAGTTGAGACACTTGCAACCAAGAACATCCCTCGCCTCGGTGAGACATATGTTGCTTTCATTCACCCACACCAAAGCCGCAAGCTTCGTGACAATCCAGAATTCATTGAAGTCACAAAGTACGCAGCTCCAGGTAACTTCATGCTTGGTGAGATCGGCCGTCTATACGACACAGTATTCATTGAGACCACACAGGTTCTCAAGGTTGCTGGTGGTGCTGGTTCTGGTTACTCAGCTGATACTACAGTTGCTAACCCAGTTGTAACTCCTGGTGGAGGTTACACAACCCCAGCAACAAAGACCGGTAACGGTGCTTCAGATCGTTATGCAGCTATCTTCATTGGAGATAACGCATTCGGTCACGCTATCTCTCTTCCAGTCGAACTCCGCGATGGCGGTATTCTTGACTTCGGTCGTGAGCATGCACTTGCTTGGTACTCAATCTTCGGTCTTGGTCTAATCACAGATCAGTCTGTTGTTATTGCAGAAACCAACTAATACAACTAAATAGCTTAAATGTTAGGCGGGGGTGTAAAAGCCCCCGCCCAACACAAACACTCAGACATTAAACCGGAGGATACAAATGGCAAGTAAAGTCAAACCGACCGATGTTACAGGTCGCGCCCGTGAAGCCCAGCTCGAGGAAAACGCTCAAGTACTTCAAGAAAAAGCTGCAACTATGTCAATGGCGTCAGCCACAGCACAGATTAAGCTTGAGACAGAAGTTATTGATGCAACAGTCCCAGATCGTCAAACAGTAATTGTTGACTCACCAATTGAAGTTGGTGGATCCGATGCAACTGTGGTCATTCGAGTTGTTGAAGATATTGAAAACATGACCCTTGGTGCAGGAAACAACTACAGCTTTAAGGCTGGCCAGAAGTACTCAGTTACTCAACAGGTTGCTACTCACTTGCGAGAAAAGGGTTATCTAGCAGGCGTTATCTAAGATTTAACTAGGCGGGGCGGCGGGCATATGTGCCCGCTTCTTCGTTTGTAAAGATTTTTCGTAGATACTCGCTACCATTAGATAAATACCGTGAATAGGGGTTGTGAGTGGCCAGAGTCTCCCAGATTGTCGATAGAGTTCGCCTAGAACTCGGCGACATGCCTAAAAAATTCACATATACCTCCCCAGGTGACGGAACCAGCAAAGTATTTGATACAAAAATTAAACCGCTTGAGCCATCCTCTCTTGTTGTTGAGGTAAGAAGCCCTCAAGGAACGGTTCCAATCCCAGCTCCAGCCGGATACACGGTTGAAAAAGACTTGGGTATATTTCATTTTTATACACCTCCAGCAGCTAACGCTACTGTGACAATCACAGGTGTTTCTTATCGCTACTTTAGCGACTCAGATATAGAGCGTTTTGTTGACACGGCTGTTGAGCAGCATACCTACCAACGCGCTGACAAGTTTGGGCGCCGTCTTACAATCGGTAATCTTGAAAGCGTTAAAGAGTATCCAATCGCTATCCTGGCTGC